CCAATTTCCAAGCACGTAACCCCCCACCACCTATTGTTGTCGATGTTGTCTTTGATGCTTCGGAAGTGCAGTCCCCCTTCCCACTCGGTCCCGCTGCTCGCTCGCCCTCACCTGATCCGGATGTCGGAGTCGAGTTGGATCAGTTCTTTCTGTCTGCCTCGACTCCGTCCTCTCCTGCGGTTTCGAGGTGTTCATCCCCGAGTGAGACAAACCCTCCGCCTCCACTTGTCCTTACCACCAAACCACTACCAACTGTCGCTCCTCCAACTCCGATTGTCGTTGCCCCGCAGCCTCTGCGTCCTTTCGCTGGTGTATTACGGGCGTTGGACCCATCCGTCGTTCGTCCACGATCAGAACCGATCGACGGCGGTAGTCACATCGGAACGACAACAATACACCCGGCCACCTCTCTGGCTCATCTTGACGCAGGCTATTCAACAATCGCTGGCTACCCAAGTTTACCAGCATATCGCTCCCCTTCTGACGCGTTATCTGTTGCTGAGCAGGCCGTTACCCAGTACGCTCAAACCGCCGTCTCCCCTGTCGTCCACCCCCTCCTCGCCAACGGATCTAATCCTGTGGCTGCCTCCGTTGTTCAGCTCCCACTCAAACCCGTGCCCGTCTTATCACTCAAGGTTAGAGTTGAGCAGATTCATCCTTCCTTTCCTGCCAAGGACGCTCGCCCCATCAAGGATGATTGCCTTATCACCGCCCTCGAGTCAGCTTTCGCCGACGTTAATCTCGATCCGACTATCGTATGGCCTCTCATGCGAGAGCATCTCACAGCTGAACACGCAGCCAACTACAAAACGCAAGGTCACACTCCCCTCGGTGTCGCCGAGCTCATGCACATGGCAGCCAACGTCCCTTTCAAGTACAAGGTCACCAGTGATTTGCCCCTCCACTGGAGCCGGGACGTCACGTCCAGCCCGGCAATCTACGGAGAGGACGGGCCCTGCATCGTTCTTGGATACCTCCACAAACAGAAGCATTTCACTTATTCCAAGGGCAATCCAAAGTCAGTGCGGATTCCCCACAAGTCCATCGTTCCAGCCAAACCAAGTCTTGATCCAAAGGTCCCAGGCCTGTCTGCTCTGTCCAAAAAAATCATCTCTAAATTTGGTTCCAACACTTTTACTATGGACGTGTCCCGGGCTAAGCTGTTGGTTACGGACGCTGACTCTGGTGCAGCTCTTAACTCCTCTTGGTCTAAGAAGAATGCTGCCTCGTCTTTCAAGACCATGCTCGAGTTTGTGCGAGCGGAGAAGTTTAATGGACGTTTACGCCAAG